ATGTAACTACAACAACTCTTGTTGCACAAACACAAAGTGGAACAACTGCTCCTGCATCTGTCCAGTACACTTCTGCGGAACGTACAATCTACTGTAACATCACCAATACGGTTGACGCTACCACTGCGGGTTCGTTTACGTTCATCATTGAGTATGTGCAAATCGCATAAATAGGAGCGTGATATGGCAGATGCTGTAGCTACACAGACGCTTTTCGACGGGGCTAAAAGGGTTGTTCAAAAGTTTACGAACATCTCAGATGGTTCCGGAGAATCGGCAGTTAAGAAGGTTGATGTTTCTGCACTGACTACGGGTTTGGACGGCAGTGCTTGTACTGGCGTTGTGATAGAACGAATCTGGTGGCAGTGCATCGGCATGAAAGTTCAAATTCTTTGGGATGCAACAACCGATGTTCTATGTATTGAGCTAGGCGAAAACCAAAGCGGCAATCATGAATACAGTGTATTTGGTGGTTTGACTAACAACTCCGGCTCTGGAAAGACCGGAGATGTGATGTTCACAACAGTTGGTCATACAAGTGCAGACACATACACCATCATACTTGATATGAGAAAAGAGTATGGCTAGTCGCTCGGATAAAATGCCGAAGCGCAATAAAAAGAATTTTCGTCCCACAAAGTCTGGGGCGGGAATGACCAAGGCTGGAGTTGCGGCGTACCGCAAAAAGAACCCGGGGTCTAAGCTAAAGACTGCGGTGACGGGTAAGGTCAAGAAGGGCAGCAAGGACGCCAAGCGCCGTAAGTCATTCTGCGCTCGTTCTGCAGGGCAGATGAAGAAGTTTCCAAAGGCGGCTAAGGACCCTAACAGTCGTTTGCGTCAAGCACGGAAAAGGTGGAAATGTTAAATGGCAATGTCTCGGTCACAGATGGAACAACAGGTTTCCAAGTCTCCTAGCAAAGAACCAAGGGGCCTTACCTACTACAAAAGAGGTGGTAGGGCTTCTCCTAAATCCAAGGGCAGTAAGATTTGCCCTGCAGGAAAAGCTTGGGCGAAGAGGACTTTTGACACGTATCCTTCGGCGTATGCAAACATGGCTGCATCGAAGTATTGCAAAGACCCTAATTACGCAAAAGGTGCGAAGGGCAAGAAGAAGAAGAAAACGTAATGGGTGCGTTAAAGAAATGGCGTGACCAGAAGTGGGTGAGGATAGGAACTGATGGTAAAATCAAGGGTCCATGCGGTACTTCGAAGGACAAGAAGAACCCTGACCGATGCCTTCCAGCGGCTAAAGCACGTTCTCTTTCTAAAAAAGATAGAGCGGCGACTGCAAGAAAAAAGAAAAAAGCTGGAGCAAAAGGAAAAACCGTTGTCAGTAACACTAAGAAAGCCAAAGTCAGAGGCTATACCCTTGGGGGACAAGTCAAAAGGCCCTACAACGGTGAAGTCAAAGAAGGCGAAGCGGTCGCGAAAGGCTGCGGACAAGTAATGGAATCTAGGCGCAAGAGCACCAAGGGCGCTGTTCGTCAGTTTTAAGGAGAAAGACAATGGCTAGTCGTATAAAAGCAGCGGTCGAAGCGGGGAAAACGAAACGTGAGGAGGAGAAAGAAAGAAGACGTAGGCTTGCGGAAATTAGAAAAGACTACGCTGCATCGGATGCAACTCATAGTGGTGGAGGTAAAAGAGTTGAGGGACAAAAAAACCCCACCTTTGATACTGTAGACACTAAGGACAGGGCTGGAGAAGTGTCTTTGTTAAAATCTAAAACCCGAGGTGGAAATGAACTTAGTCGGGAAGTAGTACAACCACCTCCCTCACCTCCTGCTTCTGCTCCTTCAAAGGTTAAAAACAAAGTTGTTTTTAAAAACGGTGGAAGGGGTGAAGCACCCAATGCAGGGATTAAAGCGTTGCGGGAACAAGCGGACGGCGGAAACAAAAAGGCTAAGAAAGCCTTGCAAAACATAGGCTATAAAAACGGCGGCTGTGTTATGACTAAAACAAATCAATCACCGAAGTTGTATTAATCATGGCTACTTCTGGTTCCAGAGATTTCAACATTGATGTTGGGGAAATCATTGAGGAAGCGTATGAACGGTGTGGACTAGAGGTTCGCACTGGCTACGATGCTCGTACAGCCCGTAGGTCTTTGAACCTGATGTTTGCTGATTGGGCAAACCGTGGCATCAACATGTGGACCGTGGCGCAAGGCACTATAACGTTGACGCAAGGTCAGGCTACTCAGACATTAACGGCGGATGTTGTTGATGTACTAGAGGTCGTTCTTAGGCGCAGCAATACAGACTTTGAGGTAGAACGGATTAGTCGGGGGGAGTACGCCACTCTTCCTAACAAAACTACGCAAGGCAGGCCCAGCCAGTTTTGGTTTAACAGACAGATTGATCCTGTTATAAACTTGTGGGCCGTTCCCGAAAACTCTACAGATCAGTTGATCTATTACTATGTGCAGAGGATTGAGGATGCCGATGCGTTGGTAAACACAACGGACATGCCATTTCGTTTTTACCCCTGTATGGTGGCGGGGCTGGCGTATTATATCGCTATGAAAAGAGCGCCAGAACGGATACAACTCTTGAAGAGTGTGTATGAAGAAGAGTTCCAACGTGCGTCTGACGAAGACGAGGATCGTGTTCCTCTTAAACTTCAACCAAGCATGCAGTATCTAAGGGTGTGACATGGCCTATGCCTCAGACAAGAATGCGTATGGGATTTCGGATCGCTCCGGTTTTCGCTATCGACTGAGGGATATGCAGAAGGAGTGGACGGGGGCGCTTGTCGGCAAAGACGAGTTTGAGCCAAAGCACCCTCAGTTGTTTCCTCCCAAGGTTGGCCCTGACCCACAAGCGTTAAGGAACCCTAGACCGGAGGGCGATTTAGAGGCTCAAAGAAACATTCAATACGGGTTCAGGCCTGTTGGTTTTCAAGGAGACGAGGCTTTGACTCCTAATACATTGAAAGCTACAGGAGAGGTCGGAGAGGTTACGGTGGTTACGTCATGAGCTTTACATTTGCGCAGTTAAAAACAGCGTTGCAGGATTATACTGAGAACACTGAGACTTCTTTTGTGAACAATCTCTCCCTTTTTATACGGGCTGCAGAGGAACGAATTTTAAAGTCGGTTCAGTTAAATCTGTTTCGAAAGAATGTCTCGGGAAGTATGACAAGTGGTAATAAGTTTCTTGCGGCTCCCTCAGATTTTCTAGCGCCGTATTCTTTGAGTTATACCAGTGGCTCTGAGCAAGTGTTTGTAGAGTTCAAAGACGTTAGTTTTATACAGACGTACAACCCAGATTCAACGGTTACGGGTTTGCCGAAGTATTATGCTTCGTTTGATGTCAGTAATTTTATCTTGGCTCCCACGCCAAATGCGTCTTTTACTGCGGAGCTTCACTACCTGTATCGCCCTGCAAGCCTGACCGCAGGGGCGGAAAGCGGGACAACATGGTTAAGTGAAAATGCAGAGTTAAGCCTATTGTACGCTTCGTTGATAGAGGCGTATATCTTTATGAAAGGTGAGCAGGATGTTATGGCAATGTATGACAAGCGATATCAAGAGTCGTTGGTTGGTTTAAAGTTGTTGGGAGAGGCTAAAGAAACTACGCAGGACTATCGTGTTGGTCGGATTATAAGGCCTAAACAATGAGTTTTCTTGTTTCTATGGACCTGCCAAAAGAACCCATCGTCACTGTTCACACGACCAACAACCGTGGGCATACCCCTGAAGAGATTGCGGCTCGGTGTGTTGGTCGAATTGTTTCTATATCTGACAACGCGCATCCTGCTATACAGGCTCAGGCTCGTGAGTATAGGAGCGCGGTAGAAGCTGTCATGGTGCTTTTCATGAAAGAGGCTATTCAATCGGACAGAACTACGGTATGTAATGCAATAAAAGATGCGGGGCATCCCAGCCTTGCAGAGCTTATAAGGAGATTGTAAATGGCTATTAGTCAAGCAATGTGTACCTCTTTTAAAAAAGAGCTTTTAGAGGGCGTTCATAACTTCAAGAACAGCGGCGGCAATACTTTTAAGCTGGCCTTGTTTACAGAATCTGCGAGTTTAGGTGCCGCAACCACGGCGTATGCAAGCAGCGGAATAAATGAGGTTGAAAACGGCAATGGGTATTCTACAGGGGGCAATACTTTGACTCGTGTAGACCCAACAACCAGTGGTGTAACGGCGTTCACTGATTTTGCTAATACTACATTTAGCAACTCAACTCTCACGGCGAACGGTGCAATGATTTATAACGACTCAGCTTCGGGCGATCCGGCTGTAATTATTCTTGCTTTTGGCAGCAATAAATCTTCAAGCAGTGGGGATTTTACTGTGCAATTTCCAACACCCGATGCGAGTAACGCAATAATTCGGATAGCATAACATGGCAATTATTCTTGGTAACCGTGCAAAAATGTCTACCAGCACTACGGGTACTGGGACAATTACCTTGGGCAGCGCCCTGTCAGGGTATCAAACGTTTGCACAGGCGGGTATTACCAACGGTCAAACGGTTCGGTACACCATAGAAGACGGCGCAGGTTTTGAAATAGGCAGCGGCGTTTACACCTCTAGCGGCACAACGCTTACCCGTTCTGTTACAGAAAGCTCAAACTCTGACAATGCTATTAGTCTTAGCGGTAGTGCCGAGGTTTTTATCACTGCGTCTGCGGCGGACATATTTGTTAATGATGGGGCTACCTCGTTAACTACGACAGGTGTTGGCACATTTGCTTCGCTTGATATAAGTGGAGACATTGATGTTGATGGGACAACAAACCTTGATGCTGTAGACATAGATGGGGCTGTAAATATAGCGGCAGACTTAACTATTGCCAGCACTAATAA